ACAGGTAATCCTACTGTTGGTTCTTCTACGATAGTCCAACAACATGATCTATCTCTTGTAGCTATTACGACAGGGCCTGTTGTTGTTGGTAACAGCGTTATTGCTCAGTCCCATATTCTTGTTGCTGACAACATCAATGCTCAACCGGCTTTTGTTGACAATGCAGATATAACCGTAAACTCCGTTCTAGTTGCAGATGGTATTACGACTGATACGCCCACTGTTGCTGACAGTTCAATCTCCCAGTCACATCTCTTACTTGGTCAAGGTATCACTACTGCTCCAGCTACAGTAGGGCCTGCAACTGTTGTTGTTATCTTCAGTCTTGTGGCAAATGGTATTACAACTGGTAATCCTGTTGTTGGAAGTCTTTCTCTTAACGAATCAAAACGTAGGGTTGTCTCTATAGACGGTAACTCAACTAATCAAGTTACTATCTCTGAACTATTCAATAATGTTGAAATAAGCGACAACAACTATGCTCATCTACAGAACGAATATAACAGGGTTGCATAATGGCTTTCAGTATTAAACAGAATGATACTTCCCCGTCATTGCAGGTAAGCCTTAAAGATGCTTCCCTACAGCCCATCCTCTTGACTAGTGCTAATGTTCGCTTCCACATGAAGTCTGTTGACGGGACACTAAAGATTGATGCCCCTATGACTATCACTAGCGCAGTCACTGGAACTTGTCAATACGACTGGCAGGCGGGGGATACCGACACTGTTGGAACCTACTACGTCGAGTTTGAGGTTACTTACGCTGATGCCTCAGTAGAAACCTTCCCTAATAATGGGAGCAAGACGGTCAAGGTAGTTAGGGAGTTGAACTAGTGAGTAGCTGGGAGAGACGTAACTACGAAGTCCCAGACGCTAGGTTAGTTCAAGCAGAGAGAGAAATATATAGACAGTATGGGCAATTTGTGTCTGTGCATGAGAAAGCCAAATCCCTTCTTAAGTTTGGTAAGTCTGCCCCTCTGGTTGCTAATTCTTTTGCTACGGTCTGGTCTGTAAACAACTCTAACGAAGTTTATGTGTCTACGAACGTAATCGACAGCATCTCCTCTAGTTCCGCTTTGGATAACGAAGAGATTTACATCGAAGGCCACACTGTAACTGGGGCTGGGTTTGACCAGAAGTTTACTTTTGTCAGTCAACTCCTGAACCTCAATGGTCAGACAAGAGTGGCTCTCCCCATACCACTAGCTAGGGTCTCTATAATTACCAACAATAACGGTAGCCCCCTACAAGGGCGTGTTGTTGTTTATGAGAATACAGCTATCGTAGGTGGTATCCCCACTGACTTGACGAAAGTACACATCGACATTCCCTTGGGCTTCCAAGAGTCATTCAAGGCTGCAACCACATTCAGTGACACTGACTACTGTATCCTCACAGGTGGCTTTGGTGGTGTATCGGGTAAGCAAGATGCTTCCGCAGATTTCTACTTGGAAGTTAGGTTGGCAGGTAGGGTTTTTACCCAGAAGGCTGCTGTTACAACTAGTTCTGGCGGGGGTAATTGGGACATTAACCTTGACCCAGCAGTTATAATCCCTAGAAACTCTGATATTCGTATTGTTGTTCAGGCTGACTCTAATAACGCAGTAGTGTTTGCCAGTTTTAAGGGCTATTTAGCAAAGGTAATCCCATGATTGATGTTCTTAAAGCCAAAGAGATCGCCTTTGAAAAGGCCCAAGAGGTCGCTTTAGAGAAAGCTCGCTACGCTAACGACATCTTCACTACTGGGCGAGAGGCTGTAGCCCGTAGCTATGACATGGGCTTTGGTGGTGCTAGTCATATCTCAGTCTACGATGGACAGGCCGTTTTTATGCCCGCTGAGAGCCATGAGGCTTATCTGGCATACTATGCCGCTGAAATGGAAGATGACCAACCAAAGGCCCCTTCCAGCGAGCGTATGGAGATGCTCCGTGTGGTCATCCAAGAGATACTCAAGGAAGACATACAGAAGGCTGAGTATCAGGGTGAAACTGTCTCCTTGAACAAACCTCGTCGTATCCAAGGGGGCAACAAAAAGTTTGAGGTGTTCGTCCAAGACGGTGACAAGGTTAAGCGAGTTACTTTCGGGGATCCTAATATGCAGATCAGACGAGATAACCCTAAAGCTCGTGCCAATTTCAGGTCTAGGATGTCTTGTGATACAGCATCAGATAAGACCTCAGCCCGATACTGGTCATGTAGAATGTGGGAAGCAGATACATCGGTGAGTGAAATGACCAAGAGTGTAGAGGGTAAAATCCTCAAGATCGACGAAGAGCAGCGTATGGTTTTTGGATGGGCATCTGTTGTCACTGAAGATGGGGAACCAGTTATTGATCGTCAAGGAGATATAATTGAAGCTGACACTTTGGTCAAAGCAGTTAATGAATTTATGGAGCATGTGCGAGTAGGCAAAGCTATGCACACAGGGGAGCAAGTTGGTGTTGTTGTACACTCTCTCCCTATCACTAAAGAGATTGGTGATGCTCTCGGTATCCACTCTAACCGTGAAGGATGGGTTGTTGCTTACAAAGTATTTGATGACTCCGTTTGGGAACGTGTGAAAAGCGGTGAACTCGCAGCGTTTTCCATAGGTGGACGCGCTCAGAAACAGGAGATTTAACTTGCCTAGTCTCTTAAAAAACTTGCAGCTTGACGAACTCTCCTTGGTAGATAGACCTGCCAATGCACAAGCAATGGTGAGCCTCTTCAAGCGCGACAACTCAGAGGAAATTGAGAAGATGGATGAAGCGATGGAAGCCAAAGTTAAGGCTTACATGGAAGAAAAGGCTTGTGGCCGAGAAGAGGCTATGAAGGCTCTCGGTTATGATGCTGAAAAGCCCAAAATGAAGGCAAAGCCTGACGCAATGAAAGACCCTAAGGCTGAAGAAGCTATGAAGGCCGACATTGACCGTCTGACTGCTGAGAACCAGCGTCTTCGCAAGGCATTGATTGAAGAAGGCTACGTCATCAAAGCAGAAGTTATCGAAAAGAAAGCTCCTGTGGAGATGGTTGAGGTTGGCGGTGTGTCAGTTGTTAAGGCTGATATTCCTGCGCCAGTTCTCAAGGCCCTTGAAGAAGCAGAAGTTGCCAAGAAGCAACACGAAATTGAGAAGGCTGACATTGCGCTTACCAAGATGGCTGGAGAAGTCCTCCCCCACTTTGCTGTTGATGTTGCCAAGTCTCTGTTGAAGTCCTTCTCGGACGAAGAGATTATCATGGAAGCACTTAAGGCTGCTGATGCTGCTTTTGAGGCTGCTATGCAAGAATTTGGGAAATCGGACGCTAACGGCGAGTTCGCTACTGCTACCGACAAACTGGATGCAATGGTTAAGTCCTACATGGACCAACACAACATGAAAAAGAGCGAGTTCGCTAAGGCTTATGCAGCCGTGGCAAAGACCGACGAAGGTAAGTCGCTCATCAACAAATCCTATAAAGGGGAATAATTATGGCTGTTATGCAATCGCGGGATAACCGCACCTTCCTTGCTGGCGTAGACTTGGCGGCAGCACAATTCAAGTTTGTTACTCTGGAATCTGATGGGTTCGTTGATCTGGCCAATTCGGCTGGTGAGAATTGCATTGGTGTTTGCCTTGTCGGGGGTGCCATTGGTGCTGCTGTCACGGTTGCTGTCTCCGGTAAGGTGATGGTTGAAGCTGGCGGCACTATTGCTGCTGGTGCTGCTGTCCAGACTGGCGCTGATGGTACGGCTCTGACCGCTGCTTCTGGTGATGTCGTGATGGGCTACGCTCTGGAAGCTGGTGTCGATGATCAAATCATCGCTATCGAGCTTATCCAAGGCGGCAATGTCGTCCCCGCTTAATCTTCTAGAGCATAGATAAGGAATAATATTATGCCTCTTTTGACCCCCTCGCAAGTACATATCGACCAGCCCCTCAGCAATCTGACGCTGGCTTATGTGCAAGAACAGACTAACTTCATTGCTGACAAAGTGTTCCCGACCGTGGGTGTGCAACGTCAGTCGGACAAGTATTACATCTATGACCGTGCGAATATGAACCGCGCTGGTGATGTGCAGAAACTTGCCCCTCGTACCGAAGTCAACCGTATCGGTATGTCGATCTCGAATAGCTCCTACTTTGCCGATGTGTTCGGTCTTGGTATGGACTTTGACGAGCAGACGCTTGCTAACGAAGACGCTATGCTGGACATCCGTTCGGCTGGTGCTACGACCCTTGTTAACCGTCTTCTGATCCACCGGGAAGAGCAGTTCGCTTCGACCTTCTTCGCTGCAAGCGTTTGGGGTACTGAGTTCACTGGTGTTGTTAACGCGGACAATGACACTGTTCCTGAAGTGACGCAATGGTCTGACTACACCAACGCTACTCCTATTGTTGACGTGACCCTTGCTCGTCGTACGATGCAACTCAAGTCGGGTGGCTTCAAGCCCAATACGATGGTTGTTGGTAAGGAAGTTCGTGACATCCTGATTAACCACCCCTCGATCCTCTCGCGTCTGAATGGTGGGGCTACCGTCACGAACACTGCCCTTATCACTGATGCCAAGCTGGCTGAAATCTTTGAGGTAGAGAACTTCTACGTCATGGAAGCTGTCAAGAACACTGGCGCTGAGGGTCTCTCTGAGAGTAATGCCTTCATCGGTGGTAAGTCGGCACTGTTGACCTACACGCCCCGTAGTGCTGGTCTGATGACCCCTGCTGCTGGTCTTACCTTCGCTTGGAACAACATCCCCGGTGTGTCGAACCTCGGTGTGACTGTTGAATCGTTCTCGGATGATGCTCTTAAGCGGCAGCAGGTTGCAGAACACATTCAGGTCAAGATGTCCTACGATATGAAAGTCGTTGGTTCTGACCTTGGTGTCTTCTTCAAGACGATTGTGGCCTAATCAAAGCCCTAAACTAATGGTGTGTCCGGGGGTCTGTAGCTCTCCCGGACGCTACCCAACAATAACAGAACACAATAGTAATCTCATAAGGATTTGTCCCCCATGCACCCTAGTTATCTAGGCTTCCAACTTGATTGGCCCGTATTCGTTAAAGTCCCTTTTGTAGCTGATGGCAAACAACTAAAGCGAGGTGAACACTTCAATTGGGTTGCTATGCACAATGTAGAAGAAGAAAAAGTATCTATCCTTTATTCCTCTGGCTTTCTCCACCACAACAGAGAACTAGAGGTTCAGAACAAGGTTGGTGATCGTCTGTCAGAGATGAATAACGGTCAACTAGAGACCCTAGTGAACCTGCTTAATGTAGAGGTCAAGTCTAGGACTTCGAGTGCCTCTGAGTTTGAACGTAAGAAGTGCAAGAAATCACGAATTGATGATAAGCAACGTGGCCTTGTCCGCAGGTTCCTTAATGGGAACTATTGGATCACAGAAGATTTTTACCGTATCCGAGACAAAATTCTTGGTGACTAATACCTACGGAAATCAAACTTACTTGAGGGGGAGTAATTATGTCGTGGTCATACGATCCTACCAATTTGGATAACACTACCGTATCAGGAAGGCTTAACACAGTCCGTCTTCTTGTTGGTGACACAGACACTGACGACCAGCAGGCACAGAATGAAGAAGTTGTGTTTAGTTTGTCTGAGAATGGCAACAACATATACCTCTCTGCCTCTTGGATTGCTAGGGCTATCTCCTCTAAGTATGCTCGTCTGGTAACTACTAAACTAGATGGCGCTCTTAGTGCTAACTACTCTGATCTTTCAAGACAGTATCAAAGCCTAGCAGATCAACTAGAATATCAAGGTAAAACTAGTGGTGCCTCTATTGGGGTTATCGCTGGTGGTATCACCAAGTCTGATGTTGAGGCTGTAAGAGCCAATACTAATCGGATTGAAGGCAGCTTCCGCAGAGACCGTTTCAAGAACCCACCTAGCTACAACACCCCCGAGTATGAGTAAGGAGTAGGATATGTCCTTTCGTTCCTATGACCTTCTCAGGCTAGTCAAAGACTATGGGGAAGAGTTGACGCTAAGGAAAATGACCTCCGCTGGGACGTACAATCCAGCGACAGGTTCTGTCTCAGGGTCAGCAACAACAGATTACGTTTTTGATGGTTACTTCTTTAATTTCTCTGTTGGGTTGGCCTCTGGCGAAGAACTTCGTCGTGGCTCTCGTCGCTGTATCATTCCTGCCCTTGGTCTTGCTGTAATCCCAGATGATGAAGACTTGATTGTTGGTCAAGGTGATATTGTAACAATCGTTAAAGTCACAACTATATTTAATAGTGGGAATGCTGTCTGTTATGTATGCGAGGTTGCTGAGTAATGGCAAGCATACAAGCTACTATGAAAGCGTTCAAGGACAAGATTGAATTTCGTGTAGCAGAAGAACTAGAAGACAGACTAGAGCATGTAGCCAGCTACGCGGTTACTGTGTCTCCTGTTGATACTGGCGCTTATGTAGAGTCCTTCTCTATCGGAGTTGCTGGTTTTGGGGGAGGTAGGTCTAGAAAGTCTGAGGCTAGGTCTGTAGGAGTAAAGAAGGGGGGCGATGGTGCTAACCCAGAAACATTCCGTCAAACCTCCTTGCAACAGTTGTATGCAGATATTCAAGGCATGGACATCGAGGGTATGCTGAAGAGTGGTAATGTTAAGTTTACTCTCCGTAATCGCGCACCCCACTCGGTAGATGTTGAGAACGGTGAGAATTGGTCTAAGGATGGTTATCATGTCTTCACTAAGATTAGGAACAGGTTTGGATAATGCCTAGTGTATATGACGACATCCGTTCTGCCCTTGAAGTAAGGCTGTCTAACGTGACTGGCATCCCTGCCATTGCTTATGAGAACGTCTCTTTCAGCCCCACAACAGGCACTTCTTTTGTCCAGCCCAAGTTTATCCCAGTCTCTCGTAGACCTGCTGTGAGAGGGACAAACCCTCAACAACGATACGATGGTGTCTTCCGGGTATTCTGTTACACACCAGAGAACAAAGGCCCTTCTGCTGCCGACGATTTAGCCGACAAGGTGATTGAAGCCTTTGATGCTACAACTGACATTTCTTTCACTAACGCGGCATCTGAGACTATCATAGTTTCTATTGACTACGCAGAGAGAGACAATGGCTTCATTGACAACCCTTGGTATTATGTCGCTGTAAACATCGGCTGGTACTTATACAGATAATTCCTGATAGGAGAAACTAACATGCCGTTTTCGCAAGGCTCTCGTTCCAGTCTGTCGTTTATTACCGAAGTAACCTTTGGTACGACCCCCGCTGGGGACTTCAAAAACCTCCCGTTTAGCACTCACTCGCTGAACCTCACTAAAGACCGTGTTGCTGGTAATGACATCCAAGCTGACCGTATGCCTCGCGTTGATCGTCATGGCAATCGTCAAGTAGCTGGTGATATTGTTGTTGACCTTCGTGATGGTGACTACGATGTCTTCCTTGAGTCTGCCATGCTTGGCACTTGGGATACCACTCCTGTAGCTGGCCCAGATGTTCTTAAAGTTGGTGTGACGCCCAAGTTCTTCTCTATTGAAGATTATGCTGCTGACATTGACCAAGCCCGTCTGTTCACTGGTATGGCTGTCTCTACAATGGGTATCTCTCTCGCCCCTAACCAAATGGTTACTACGACCTTTGGTATGATCGGCAAGGACATGACCATCAGTGCTGTCCAGAAGACGCAGACTGCCGCCTCTGGTGCTGCTCCTTTTGATAGTTACTCTGGGGATGTCTCCATCGGTAACGTAGGCTCTAGCTCTGCTGTAGGTATTGTCACTGGTATTGACTTTACCCTGACCAACTCCTTTGCCCCCACCTTTGTAATTGGTGATGATAGTGCGCCTTCTCTTGAGTATGGTCGTGCTGAAGTTGAAGGAACCTTTACTGCTTACTTTGAGGATACTGCCCTTATCAACCGCTTCCTGAATGAGACCGAAACTGAACTTAAAGTGTCCGTCAATGACCCAACTGGTCTGAACGCTTATACCTTCTTGTTCCCTCGTGTCAAAATCAATAGTGCTGATGTTGGTGTGGATGGTCCTACTAGCCGTATCATCAACTTGTCTTTTGTTGCCCTCTATGATGCAACAACCGGCTCGAACCTTGTTATTAGCCGTCCTGAAACGGTTTAACCTGATCCTCTAGCTAGGGGAGGGGAAGCGTAGGAGTCGGGTCTTGCGCTTCCCCATTTACACAATACGATAATAACCCGACTAACACAACAACAAACACCCGAACTTATCTCAAAGGATAACCCGATGGACCTTCTTGACTTTACCCCAAAATCTGATGAACTTACTGTTGTGCTTAAGCATCCTGCTACTGGAGATGCGCTTAAGAATGATGATAAGAGTGACATGACAATTACCCTTCATGCCCCCCACTCGAAAGAGTATAAAAAAGTTCTGCATGAGATGACCAACAAACGTCTCAAGAAGATGCAGTCCAAGGGCAAGCCAGACATTACAGCAGAAGAACTTGAAGAAGTCTCACTTGATAGCTTGGCTAAGACTACAAAAGGGTGGAACCTCACCTATAATGGGGAAAAGCCTGAACTGTCTCTGGACAAAGCTCGTGAGATTTACGACAAGGTGTTCTGGATCAAGGCTCAGATCGAAGAGGCTTCTGAGGAGCTTTTGGGTTTTATGAGGGCCTAACTTGTCAGTTGTGTGAGTGGGCTGAACATAGGTTTAAGCTCAACAAACTAGACAAGGGTGGCATCTCTGAGAGAGAACACCTTGAACAAGTAGAGAGGCAGACTGGACGTAGACTAGAAGCACTGGAACCCCCGACACCCTTCCCAGTTCTTCTTTCTGACGTTTGGTCTGCCTTTATCATGTTAAGCAACACAAGAACTTCTGGGTTCTCTGGTCCTAATCCAATTACCTATGAACAGATAAAAGCGTGGAAAGAATTGACCCACACACCGATAGACCCTTGGCAGATACAAGCGGTCCTTCGTCTGGATACGGTCTATATGGGGGTAGCTAATGGCTAACGATATTGGTGCGATTGAGATACCTATTATTGTCAAAGGCGACAATGAAATAAAAGCTGCTGTTACTACTGTCTCTCGTCTTGAGAGGGAGCTAGTACGCGCTGTAAAAGCTATCAATAACGGAACCATGTCTCAAAACCGTTTTAACCAGACCTTAGCTAAAGCTAAACAAGAATACAAGGCTTACGCAGGGAACACGGGTTTAGCTACGATCAACATCAACAAACTCGTCAAATCGCAGACTAACGCGATAGCTATTACTAAAGCTGAGTCGCAAGCACTTAATCAATACCGTCAGGCCCGTAGAGAGGCTACCGCCGCTAATCAAAGGTTTGATGCAGACCGTGCGAAGTCCATAAAAGCTGCAAGAGATGCGACTGTCGAGGAAGAACGTCTTAGAAATAAATACGTCGAGGGTCATACGGCAATGACCATTTACTCTCGTGAGCTTAATGACCTTGCAATGGCTCGTGGGAAAGATATTATTAGTGCCGACCAACAGAAACAAGCTGTTGAACAACTCAGCATGGCTATGGCCAGAGGTACTGGGGCTTTCGCAAACGTAGGCTCTGCTGTAAAGAACCTTAATAACTCTCAGATGGCTGCTACAAAAAGCAACAATCGTATGGGTGTTGTTGTCCAGCAGACGGGCTATCAGGTAGGTGACTTCCTAGTTCAAATCCAATCTGGTACTAACCCGATGGTAGCTTTTGGTCAACAGGCAACACAACTTGTTGGTGTTCTACCTCTCATGGCCACTCAATTAGGGATATCTACTGCTGCCGCTATTGGTTTGTCTACGGCACTTGGCATTGGTATTCCCCTTCTTACGGCTATTGGTGCCGTTTTCATGCGTAGTCGTCAGTCGGCTGAGGAGGCTTCTGATGGGGTATCAAATCTGTCCGCAGCTTTACAGCGTGTTAGGGGAGCCTCTGGAATAGCAGGTTCCTCTATAGCGGATTTACGTGAAGAGTATGGTGATTTTGCGGAGCAAGTTCAACGAACTTCCGCCATTGTTATTAGGGCTGCACTATCTGATAGCGTAAGGGAGTATAAAAATGCTGCTGCCCAACTCAGCCCCGCATTGCAAGGGGTCAGGGTCGCCATAGAAGGTGTCGCTGGAGCGCAGGCTTATCTAAACAGGACTACGCAAGCACAAACCGCTGGGTTTGCTACAGATGAACAAGTCTTGGTAGCCGCAGAAGCCTTGGAATTGTATCAGGGTTTGCTGGAAGACGCTACAAGTTCTTTGGGCTTAACTGCGGCACAAGCAGTGGTGTTAACTAGCTCCCTTGATGCGATAGGAGAGGCGTCTGGCCCAGAGGAAATGGCGCGGCAAGCTGGTTTGGCACTAGATCAGTTTACCAATATCCTAAATACTATACCTAATATGCCCCCCGCATTAGCAGATGTGATTGAGGCGCTAGATACGATGCAAAGGGAAGCAGCAAACACCACAGTTTCTGTAGAGAACATCAACAGAAAATTCTTTGAGGGGAACGAGTTACTAGAGGAGGGGCGAAGGGCAACTCTTGATAGAAACAGGGTAAATAGGCAAACTATTATTGACCTAGAGTCTGAAATAAGTCTTCTCAACGTTGTGGCTCAGTATGGCAGGGAGAGTGTAGAGTTTGTTAGGGCGCGGGCTACACAAGAGGGTATTGCCAAAAATCTTACTGAAGAGAACCTTGAAAAGTACGTTGAATTAAGCCTAAAGGCTTGGGAAACTTCTAATCTGATTAGCCAGTCTGCGGAAAACGCAGGGAATTTAGCGGGGGCTTTGAGGGAAGCAGTTTCCGCAATGTCCTCCTTGCAAGGATTTAGTGACGGTCTGGGTAGAGCGTTAGCTGTTTCAGTAGCTCAAGTGAATGCCCTCAGAACAGGGGCTGATGCAGCCATAGCAGGCCAAATTACTGGTATGAGGTTGGACCTTAATACACGCATGACTGCCGCTACGACTGCTGGTGTTGACCGGGGTATCGTGGAGAGAATGTTTGGGGGTGACAGAGACTTAATAAACCAAATCGAGGAGTCTGAAACCCAACGCAAGGCACTTGAAGATGCTGCGAGAAGCTCTGGTAGTACGGGAGGGGGCGGGGGCGGAGGTTCCTCTAACGTAGTAGACATCAATCAAATCCTAGCTCAGAGACGGGAGCAGATCGAACAAGAACGTACCCTCTTGCTTCTAACTGGTCGGCAGAGAGAAGAGAAAGAAATCTACTTTGAACTGCTTAAGAGCAACTCTACTGCAACAATAAAACTGTCTGAGACCGAGCTTATGGTGGCGGTTCAACTAGAGGCTGCTGAGAGGGCTAGGAACTCTACTATCGAAGAACAGATCGCTCTCCAAGAGCAACTAGCTAAGACGATAGAGTCTTCTATGGAGAACGCTCTAATGTCTATGGTTGATGGAACTAAGTCTGTCAAAGATGCGTTCAAGTCTATGGCTGCTGAGATCATCAAGGAACTGTATCGTGTCCTTGTTGTTCAACGTATTGTTGGTAGTGCAAGTGCTGGTACAGGTATTGCTGGTAGTATTGCCACATTGTTTGGGGGGATTTCACCAAACGCTAATGGTAACGCCTTCTCTGGGGGTAACATAGTACCTTTCGCTAATGGTGGTGTTGTTGGTGGCCCTAGCATGTTCCCTATGTCTGGTGGTAAAACTGGTCTTATGGGTGAAGCTGGCCCTGAAGCTATCATGCCCCTTAAGCGTGACAAGAACGGTAGACTTGGTGTGTCTGTCGAAGGTGGATCAGGCTCTGTCAACGTAACTAACAACATCAATGTAACTGGTGGTTCTGACCCTGCTGCTATCCGTATGGAAGTAGCTAAACTAATGCCTCAGATCACTAGTGCTACTAAAGCTGCTGTGATTGATGCTCGTAGACGTGGTGGACAAATGAGAGCCGCCTTCTCTTCATAAAGGACTTACAAGTTGGCAATCTCTTATCCTCTCGCACTACCCACATCTATTGGCATAGCTAACATTACTTTATCTGCCAATAATGCTGTTGCCATCAGTCAGTCACCTTTTACGTTCCAACAACAGATTGTACGGCACCCCGGACAGAGTTGGTCAGCCTCAGTATCTATCCCCCCTGTCCGCAGGGACTTGGCTGAACCTTGGAACGCCTTCCTGCTGGCTCTTAATGGGCCTGTAGGTACCTTCCTCTTGGGGGACCCTAATGCTAAGGCCCCAAGGGGAACAGCCACCTCAGCGACGCTTACTGGGACTGCTGCATCATCTAGTCCTACTATCACTGTAACAGGGACTTTGTTGGCTGGAGATTACCTTCAGTTAGGCTCAGGGGCTACAGCTACTCTGCACAAGGTTCTTGTTGATCGTAGTGGCAACGGGACTATCGAGATTTGGCCTGCACTAAGATCGTCTGTCACCGATGCTGTTGTAACTTTGGCTAACACAACAGGTAGGTTCCGTTTGTCAGGTAATCAGCAATCGTTCAGCATCAATGATGCTAGTATCTATGGTATTAGTTTTGATTGTGTGGAGGCACTATGAGTAGGGATATTACTGCGCCAGTACTTGATGCCCTTGACGACAGTGTTATTGCCCCCTTCTTTGCTGTTGACCTAGACTTTGATAGTAGTCCTTTGTATGTATGGTCAGGATATGGTGATCTAGTCATAGGTGATAAGACTTACCTTGGTGCTGGTCAACTACTCAACATATCCTCTGTGTCAGAGACTACCGAGATGGAGGCTAAGGGTGCTACTATCACTATGAGTGGTATCCCCTCTAGTTTCCTCTCACTGGCACTACAAGAGCCTTATCAGGGGCGTGAGTGTCGTATCTACTTTGGTGTGACTAGCGACCCTTCTGATTACGTTGAGGTGTTCGCTGGTGAACTTGACCAGATGAATATCGAGGAACAAGCTGATACAGCCAACATCTCTGTTACTGCTGAGAACGTGTTGATTAAACTTGAGCGTCCCGTTATCAGGCGTTTCACTAATGAGGATCAGAAGTCTAGGTTCCCTAGTGACCGTGGTCTAGAGTTTGTTGCTGGTCTACAAGACAAAGAAATCTTCTGGGGGAGAGTTGCTAAGTGATAACCTACCAGCAAGAGTCTTTTGTGACCTATAAAGGGGACGCTATCCCACTCCTAGAAAAACACTGGCAAGAGATAGCACTCAACAAAGACAAGATCAAGCTGAACCCAGACTGGGATGCCTATGCTGATCTGGAGGACGCTGGTGTACTAAGGATATTTACAGCTAGGGATGACAACAAGTTAGTAGGTTACTTTGTAACATTTGTTAAGTTACACCTCCACTACAAAGACCACTTGTTTGCTTACAACGACGTACTCTTCCTTGCTAGTGATTACCGTAAGGGGTTTGTAGGCCCTAAACTAATGAAGTTTGCTGAGAAGTGCCTTAAAGAGGATGGTGTTGCTGTTCTTGTTGTGAACACTAAACTTCACAAGCCCTTTGACACCCTCCTCAAGTGGCTAGGCTACAAGCATGTAGAAAACTTATACTCAAAGGTGTTATAATGGCAGTCTCAGCGGCTATGGCTGCAATATCTACTGCTGTGGCTGCGGCTTCCGGCACCCTGATGTTTGCAAGTATTGCAGTCCACTTCCTTATTACTACAGCAATGGGCGCTGCTCTTAATGCCCTTACCCCTAAGCCCAAGCTGGGCGCTGGTTCTAGTGGTTACAGCATCAATGGGGAATCTGGTTCAGCACTAGACCATCAGATTATCTACGGAGAAACTCGTACTGGTGGGGTCCGTATCTATGACTCATCCACCGGAGGTAAGAACCAGTTCCTTCATCGGGTCTTGGCTTTTGCTGGGCATGAGATTGATAGCTACCAAGAGATTTACCTGAACGATGAGGTTGTTACTATTGATGGATCAGGTAATGTAACCTCTCCTTCTCGCTATAATGGTAAGGTTCGTATCAAGAAGTACTTTGGAACAACTATTCAGACTGCTGACCCAGACCTTGTAGACGAAACCAACACTCTTGTCGATGGTGTGTGGACAAGTAACCACAGGCTTCAAGGTATCGCCTATATTTACGTCAGGTTCCAATACAACGCAGATGCTTTCCCTAATGGTATACCATCTCTCTCGTGTGTCATTCGTGGCAAGAAAGTGTTTGACCCTAGAACTAGCACTACAGTCTGGAGTAGTAATCCAGCCCTTTGCATCAGAGACTACCTAACATCAGAGTATGGTCTTGCTCAATCGTCAGGCCGTGTTGATGACAGTCTGGTTATAGCAGCAGCAAACATATGTGACCAAACTGTAGAGGGTGAATCTCGTTACTCTTGTAATGGTGCCTTTACTACTAATGCGGGTCCCTCTGAGGTTCTGACTAACCTTCTGACCTCTATGGGGGGTCTGTTGTGGTATGGTCAAGGTAAGTGGAGAGTTAAAGCCTCTGCTTGGATTGAGCCTACCGTTACCTTTGATGAGGATGATCTTAGGTCAGGCATCTCATTGTCTACCAGACACTCACGCAGGGACAACTTCAACTCTGTCAAAGGGACGTTTAGAGGGGCCGAGAGTGATTGGCAACCCGCAGACTATCCAGAAGTAAGTGACCCTGCCTTCTTGTCCGCTGATAATGGTTTGGTTAACGTACTAGACTTTGGGCTACCATTTACCTCGTCTAGCCTTACAGCACAGAGGATCGCTCGTATCGCTCTTAACCGTAACCGTGAACAACTTACCTTTAGTGCTTCCTTTGGTATGAGGGGCTTTCAGGTTCAGGTTGGGGACTTTATCTACCTCAACAACAGTAGGTTTGGTTTTGTCAACAAGCCATTCGAGGTAACCGAGTGGACCTTTGGTCTTACTGATGGACTTGATATTCAGGCTCGTATGACCCTTAGGGAGATAAGTGAGGGTGTATTTACTGGTGCTACAGGGGCTGTCTTTGAAGCTAACAACACTACACTACCTAATGGTTTCCGTCCTGTCCCTTTTGGTCTTAGTCTGACAAGCCAAGTTCGTATTGTGAATGAGCATCTGACTAATGTCATATTTGCTGAAGTCACTTCTTCTGAACCATTCAACATTGACAGGGTGGAAGTACAGTTCAAGAAAAGTTCTGACACTAACTGGAAGATTGCTGGCGTTGGTGATCTTGGTGTGTTTGAGATACTAGATACCGAAGATGAGACTTACGACATCAGGGCTAGAACCTATTCCTTCTTAGGTATTCGCAGTGACTTTGAGACACAGACTGGTTTTGTTGTTGCAGGTCTAGCTAACCCACCAGCTAACGTAACTGGTCTTACCGCAGAGATTAATGGGGCATCTGTTCACCTTGAGTGGGAGCCTGTCCCTGACCTTGATCTTTCGTTCTATCGGATACGTCATGCAACAGAAGAGACAGGGGCCTCTTGGGCTAATGCTACTACCGCAGTAGATAAGGTTCCTCGTCCTGCCAACTCAGTCACAGTTCCAGCTAAACCGGGGACTTACATGATTAGGGCTTTTGACAAGACGGGTAATGCTTCAGGGGAATACACTTCTGTTGTTGTCCCTGCTGCTGCTCTTGAGTCCTTCACTAACACTCTTACTCAGACAGACGACCCTACCTTTACTGGGACCAAGACTGATTGCTCTGTGTCTTCTAGTACACTTATCATTACTAGTGTTACAGGGACTGCCCCCTTCTTGGCGACATACCTCTTTAGCAACTATATTGACACTGGTGCTGTGAGAAGGTTCCGCTCAAGGATTGACCTGACTAACGTAAGACAAGATAACTCTGCTGGTTTGTGGGATGACATCCCCGGTCTGTTTGATACCCTTCCGGGTAACTTTGATGACTTCACTGGTGACGCACAGTTTGACGATACAAACATAATCACCTACATCTCTACCACCGAGGATAACCCCGCTGGGACACCAACGTGGACAAGCTATCAAAAGTTCAGGGCTGGTGATTATTACGCTAGGGCAGCAAGGTTCAAGATAGAACTGACAAGCAACTCAACCAATGTAACCCCTAGTATCGCCCAGCTAGATGCTATAGTGGAGTATAACTAATATGGCAAGTCACGACTATGTAATCGACAACCAGACAGCACCTAACTTTCGTGCTGATTTGAACAATGCTCTTCTTGCGATTGTATCAACCAACAGTGGGGCATCTGCTCCAGCGGTAACTTACGCTAATATGTTGTGGTATGACACTACCAACAATCTGTTGCGTATGAGAAACGAAGACAATGACGCCTTTATTACTCTTGGCACACTGAACCAAGTAGCCGATACCTTTAGTCCCGCTGGTTTAATTATTGCTTCACAAGCCGAAGCTGAGGCTGGGACTAACAACACTAACCTTATGACGCCTTTGCGGGTAGAGCAGGCTATTAACGTGATTGATGATAGCGCGCTTGTTTCAACTGGCATGGCTGGTTTGGCTGTGGGTTCCATCGGGACATATGCGTATCTTGGTAGTGCAGCGGACGGCACAATAACTGCGGGGACAACTTACGCCGGGTCGGGCCTTAGATATGCGGGCCATGCGGCGGAGAATAACTTTACCGACAGCACCGCAAGCGCAATTAGCGCAACAGCACCTAGCGGGACTTGGAGGGCAATGGGAAGCCAAGTCAGCAGTGCCACTCGTCAAGCCATAACACTATATCTAAGGATTTCGTGATGGAAACTAGAAACCCTACCTTCAATAAGTTTGGCTCAATCGACTGTGAAATCAATCACCCAAAGTACGGCTGGATACCCTTCACTGCGTCTCCCGATGACGTTGAGCCAATCGGCGCGGAAGTATTTAATGCCACAAAGGTAAGCGCGGCAGCATATGTCGAACCACCTGTTGATCTCACAGCCCTCGCAGCATCCGCTCGTGAGCAACGTAACACCCTACTCACTAAGTCAGACTGGACACAAGTAGCTGACGCCCCTGTAGACCAGCAGGCATGGGCAACCTATCGCCAAGGGTTGAGGGACATCACAAGTCAAGAGGGCTTCCCAGAGGCTATTATGTGGCCTGTAGCACCATAACAGTAAGGTGACCTATGCGTATAAAAAACATTGATGCTATAAAGAGGCATGAAGCACTAAGACTAACGTCATACCTCCCTACTAAGAACGATGTCTGGACTATTGGTTGGGGTCATACCAAGAACGCTAAACCTAACATGACCATCACAGAAGCCCAAGCGGAACAATTCCTCAGGGAAGATTTGGTTTGGGTAGAAGACGCTATCGCCCGACTAGTTAAGGTTCCCCTCACACAGAACCAGAATGACGCCCTAGGCTCCCTTATCTTCAATATAGGTGCTGGAGCCTTCTCCAAGTCTACAGTCCTCCGTAGGCTCAATATGAGGGACTACAGAGGGGCTGCTGATGCCTTCCTTATGTGGAACAAGCAGAGGGACAGACAGACTGGTAACATGAATGTGTTGAGGGGACTAACTCGACGTAGAGAAGAGGAAAGGGCTATGTTCAATGCCTAACGATCCTTGGCACTTATCCAGAAGTGTCCCTATCACCCTCGTGTTTGCTATTGCTTGTCAAACCCTAGCCCTTATCTGGTTTGTTGCAACACTGAGTAATGATGTCGAGACTAACAAAACTGACCTTATTCGCCTAGATGCAAGGACTACTAGCCTAGAGGCTGTTGTTCAGGGCCAAGCCATTACACTAGCCCGTATAGACGAGAACATTAAAGGTATTCGGGAGTATCTCGAAAGGAGTAACTGATAATGGAAGTAGGCAAGACCACTAAGGTAGGCGAGACCACTAAGGTAGGCAAGACCCTAAAAAGAGAACTAGCGATAATACTTATCGTATGGCTGATCTACATTGTGGAGACTAAAGATGCTACTATCATTGAGGTTCTTGTCTGGCCTATCTTTACGTTTGTTATTGCTGCTTTTGGTCTTGACCAGTATAGCAAGTTGCAGCAAAGGGGTGCTGGGTCTACTGACGGGAGGGGGAACGAACTTGGCGGCCAACACACAGTTGGGACGGACGAACAACCAGACGATAGGCACAACGGATAACACCGAACAGACGATACAGTTTGATAGTGCAGAAAGAGTTTCTCAGTCTGATGATAACAATAAAGTCAGGGCTGAAAATGTACAGACTGTAGTAGTCAATGAGGTTCCAGTGTGGGTGATACTCCTCCTAGTCCTTGGGTGGTTGTTCCCTAGCCCTAATGAGATTGGACGTTGGGTAAGAAGTATATTTACTAAAACCAAGTGATTAAAACTAAAGAAGCCGCCCCTAGGATCAAACCTAAGGGCGGCTATTCTTATTTCTATCGCAGTAACACAACAGATTACGCTGGGGTACCTTTGTCTGGGCCAACCCACTCATGACAGTAGAACTCAATAAAGTCTGCGTCTGGGTAGTTTTGTGTCAGATGGTAAATCCCTGTGGTTGCTTGAGATTCTCGACACCCTTCTTCCGTCTCGTAGTTAAGGTCACTGAACAAGACAACACATGCTTGTAGGTGGCAAACTAGGATCATTGGTGTGAACATACTACTTCTCCATCTCTTTGACCAGCCGGTCCAAATACCAATTCGCTTTCTTCAGGTCCTCAATACCACTCTTGTAGGGGTATCTGTGCAGATATTTCGCAATATTGCCTCTCAGGTAGCCTTTATACTCCTCTGGGGACAAGAAGTCAGAGATGTACTCGATAGCCTCAATCTTACCTTGCCCATAGTGTGACGGGCTGTTCACATTATCTTGCACGACTTCTCCTTTTGATTTGTTGGTTTCCGTGAGATTATCCCAACATTCCTCACAGAACTTACTGTCACCCATACGGAAAGCATTGCACCCATCTCTCTTGCAGTATCTAGTCATGTCACAAACTCTCCTCGTAGAAGACCTTCACCCATTGCTTGCAGATGTCAGACCTGACAATATCCTCAAGGCCAAACTCAATAATAGGGACAGGCAGCATGTGCTTCTTAGCCAAGTGAGCAATCTTACTAAGACCGCTATCACCCTTCAGGTCAGACTGCATAACATCCCCATTAAGCACAATGGTAGAGCCTTCCCCTATCCTTGTCAACAACATCTTAAGTTCAGCAGTAGTGATGTTCTGTGCTTCATCAGCGATGACAAAAGCGTTCTCGAACGATCTTCCCCGCATCATAGCTAGAGGTGCCATCTCCACATTACCATTCTTGATAGCAGTGTCTAGAACGCCTTTACCCCAATGTTTCTGCAACACATCAAGAACAGGCAATGCCCAAGGTGCTACCTTCTCACCCAGGTCCCCCGGAAGAATGCCAATGTCCTTACCCACAGACACCATAGGTCTAGTGATAACGATCTTGTCAATCTTCTTCAAGGTGTACAAGTCAGCAGCCATAGTCGCTGTAACGTAGGTCTTACCTGTCCCTGCAAAGCCCAACACGATTACTTGGCTACTAGCCCCTATGGCCTCGATAAGCCTCCTCTGAGCATCTGTCTTAGGAACAATGCCAGAGGTATTCTTAGCGTCTGCGTTCTTGTAGTTGGTCGTTCGACGGGTCTTTTTAGCAGGGAGTTCTTGTGCCATAAACTGTCCTTGTTGTGTGTTGATTAGGCAGTTTTACTTCATGCCAAGGAAGTTTAGGCTTACGTCAAGTCAACGATTTCACAGACACCAGAACTGCAAGCCATAGTCTGCATCCCAGTGGTGTTGTCTTCCTTTTCGTAGTCAGATAGTTTAGTCCAATCAATACGAGATGGCATAGAACTCAATAAAGTTTCATAAGCACTCTTTCCAACTTCTTGATAAGGGGCTTGTTGGTATGTGTGTTCATTGTATGGCAGAAATGATACACCAGACATCTCGTCGAAGTTCTTGTAAACAAAGGCACCTACCTCAAACCACTCCTCGTTCTTTACGTTAATAGTGACAGAGGGTTTATGCTCACACCAAGCCCGTTGATAAGCAAGCCACATCTTCAACTGGTCGATAGCACTAAGATCAGAGGTAACAACAGCACCATCAGGAGCCTTCATAGGGAAGGAGAACACTGTTGTTTGTTCTGGCTTAAACACATCAGGTTCACTTGGGATGCCTTGATCCTTCATAAACTGTGTTAGGGGGTCTTTGTTATCGCCCCTTACAGTCCTGATGTAATAGTAACTATGACGAGCATGAATACCAGATGCGCTGTCCACAAGCTGAGATACTGTACCAGAAGGCTTGACGCAGGTAATAGCAGCACTAACAGGGATACCAAGGCGACCAGCCCACTCACTATTAGTAGAGACAGCAACTTTACGAAGATGTTCAAGGGTATTCTCCAATTCTTTGTTCTTTGTTGTCATAAGAGGGTTGTCCATAATCCCTGTCAGGGACACTCCAAGTAGACGTTCCTCTTCCGTATTCTTCTGCCAAATCTTCCGTAGATAGGGGAACTTGGTGTAGGTAGACTGGATAGTACCTAGGATTGTTGCCAAGCGGACCTTACGCTCTAGTGTCTCCAAGGTGTCTGTTGCCCTAACAACACATTCGGTAAGATTACAGAACTGATAGGGTCGAAGAATAATCTCACTGCCTCACACCACGGGGTTACATTAGCTTACCCGCTTGTGCGCTGGACTATCGCATACACTACACATGTTTCCAGTTCTTACCAGTCCGAATGAAACTGATAACGTAAGGTTTCACACCAAACATAGCTGCAATCTCTGGGTTCTTCAACCCCTGAGGAAACAACTCATACTTTATCTTAACCACATTTGCTTCGCTAAGGAGTGCCTTGGGATTTCTTTCACCCTTAACAATGTCCTTGTAGCTATCAGGCTTGTTCTTGTGGTTAAGTTTGGCCCTTTCAGATCGGGCTTCCTTAGTATCTTTGGTGGCAATTCCACGCAGAGTTGCCTCAGACGTTTTCATGCTATGTCTTTGACTGTTTTCTAGAACAGTATACCACCCAGGTTCTACACCAAGTTCTCCACCTTTTTGCAAATTCCAACCTACAAATTGTGTAGGTCGATACCCTGCTTCTAGTGCAAGAGCCTCTTCAAGAGTTTCTACGGTGTGAACAACAGACCAAACAAGGTCGGGGTGCTTCCGAAGTTTTCCAGCAACGACACTGTTGCTTTTATTCTTCTTGTGTTCACGTACTCTGTCTTTCAAGGCTTTCTTGGTAATACCAACGTAACCTTCGGTGTAGATATCTGTGTGGTCTTTTTCTCTGATCCAATAGACAATCATTGTAGTGTCCCCTTCGCTTAGTCTCTCACGCTGCCATTACGCTTGCGCCCTGTCGTCTTGCTACAGACTTCCAAGTCAATCAGAGGGGGTTTTAAATCCGCACATAGACGCTTACGGATTGGTACCAAACTCAAAGTTAGGGTCACGACGACCATTCTTTGCTGCTTGCTTCTTGGAAGCCTGACGGTTGAAGATACCTCGCTCACCTGAGCCACTCTCCACCAAGGACATCCATTCGCGCATGAATGACACAGCATCAGGCTTTTCCGTGTAGCTAACAGAGTTATTAGCCAAAGCCCGTTGAGGTTCGTTCTCCCACCATTTCCCTGACTTAGCATGACGCATACGATCATCAGAGAGATTAGACAAAGAGATCATGGCTGATCGACGAACACCACCAACTACAACAACCTCCCCGATCTTGCACATAATGTCATGGCATTCAATGCTGGAGAGCTTACGCCCCTTAGCACCAACAAATACCTTGGTCACAAAGTTAAACAAGTCTATCAGAGGGGCAGGACCAGACGCACGACCACCAAAGGTCTTTAGTTTAGCACCAGCAGGACGAACAAGAGATACGTCCCACTTAGGAACCTCCCCTGAGTAAAGAAGTGCAACTACTTGACGTAGTGCCTTGGCCCAACCTTCCTTGCTATCCTTTACTACAACAACAGTGTCAGATTGAAACATATCCTCTGGAACATCTGGGAGCTTGCTCACGAACTGTCGCTCAACAGAGAACCCCACACCAGTCCCACAGAGAAGGATGAACATTGCCTCATCAAAAGACTTGAGGTCGTCAACAGGCATATAGGAGCAATTATACCCTGCTGTGTTGTCACGCTCAAGTGCTGGTCCAGCAGTCATCACTGACCGCATAGAGGGCATTACCTCTAGCCCCAAGATTGCTTGCTCGATTTCTTCTACGATAATTTCATCTCGTACCTTTGGTACCACTACATTCTCAATGTAACGGCTAACAGTCTCACCCCAAGTCTCACGGCGTCCTTTATTCTCCAGCCAACGGGCATAGCGTGATGTTGCAATAAAGGTTTGGTAGTCAGTCGGAAGGTAATTGTTCATATTATTCTTTCTACAGGTTGTTATATCAGGTCGTTTAGGTTTACCTTGGGGTAGTCTTGGTTCTTTATAATCTTACCATCTGCTCTTCGATTGACAGAACCATCCGGTTGAATACACCGACCAAGGTTATTAGCATGAACTCTGGCGACAGCTTCCATCAAATCCCAGTTCTTAGCGTTAGCATAGCCAAAGATCACATAGACCAGATCGGACAACTCTTTAAGCTCGCGGCTTGGTGCCCACTCCGAACACCATTCCTCAAACTCTTCAAAGATTAGGTCTTGATACAAAATAGGGTCAGGCTCTTGTTTTGTAACCTCTGCAAATTCTTTCACCATGCTGGTGATAGTGCGTGGGTTATCCCCTTCTTTATCGGTGTAGTATTCGTAGCCCATATCTTCGATGTCTTGTCTGGTAATCATTAGTAACATCCCTCCCCACACTCAGGACAAACCCAAGACTTTGTTTTCCCAGCCTCATTATAGGTAGTAACGTAAATAGCTTCACCGAACCTACCGTAGCCTTCCTTGCAACCATACATACTTGCAACCTCGGTGGCTCTGTCGATGTCACCCTCATACTCCCTCAAGAAGTAATCATAGACACGTTCCCCATTAAGGTCACATCCACAGTTCTTACAAGACCCATGATCGTCTATATCCATATCCACATAACTCTCCTATTTTTATTAGGGTCCGATTAGCCAATCCCAGTCTTTTGTGTTCCACTCTTGATCTTCTAAGACCTCGATTGTATAACCGCGAGATTCCTTAAGCCCGTCATAAACACTAGCCATAGTGGAGTTCATTCTGTAATTGTCAACGTGACAACAATAAGAACTACCGGAAGAGCCATAGAACTCCCAGATGCCTCCCTCTTCATCAAAGGTGTGCCTTGTAACGCCTGAGTTCATACGCCAAGAGTTGCCGTTCAGATAACCACCATACCAACCGCCTAAGACCTTGTAGTGGGGGGTGTTGCCACCAACCCTTAAGATAACCCAATTATCTGGGGTGTAGATTGTCATATTGTTCTCCCATAAAATTCGGTAGGCTTCCGTTTGTCTACATCAAACAAGTACCATGCACAGTTGTCTTTGCCAACACTCTTGCTACCCTCGATCCACTTCACCCTACCTACTGACACAATCTTGGAGCAGTATGTCATGTAGATAGCACTTTGACGTGTGTGCATCCAATCCGCATCAAACAGCAACCAAGTGGGGCAGATGTCAATCCAATGGTCGAGGAAAGGATGTAGGAATTTACGGTCCCAAGGGGGGTTTGTTATGCACAAGTCTACAACCCCGTATCCACCAAAGTCAAGAGTAAGTGCATCATTCTGGTAGATACCAAATGCTTGAGGTTCTATATCGGACATAAACAAACACTCACCATGACCTTCTGTCAGTTTGCTTATATGATCTACCAAACGCCCATCACCAGCGCAAGGCTCTACATAATCAAAGCTGTAGGGTAGGTGGTCTATAAGGGGTAACACGGCTGCTAGGGGCGTAAAGTATGCGTCCCTATCCCGTCTTACATAGTCTGACCTTTTACCCATCAGTCATGCCCCATATTGCCCCCGTAGCGAGCTAAGTGAGATAAACTCTGGATCATAGACTCCGTTTTCAAGGTTTCGTAGTCGCACAATACCACTCCACCAGAGGTGATTGATGTTGCCAGCCCATGAGCTTTTGTAGTCTTGGTATACGCCTGCGACAAGACCCATAACTCTTTTCCCAGTAGGACCAGAGTGAACAGCCCAATCAACAGTGTGACTATGAGCAACAACACAAGAACAGTGGTTTTTAGCCAAGAGACTAGCAGCATGATGCTCACCACCAATAGGGCGACCCAAGAGGCCACTAACCATATAGTGAGCAAAGCTAACACCCTCACAGGAGTAAATACCGGGAGTTTGACCCTCGTAGTAAACCACCTCGTTGTGGTAATCACTAAGCTGGTAATTCTTGTAACTAACACCAAACCTATCCCCCGCCAATTCAGGCTGAAACTCAAGCACTTTCTTAAGTCTAACCTCGTGGTTGCCCTCCAAGAATACGCTATAAGGTTTCTTCTTCTTAGCCACTCGGATGGGGTTCCACATACGATCTAGAAAGTCTAGGCCAGAATTGATGTCTTTCTCGTAGGAGGAGCCATGAAAAGATGCCTTGCCTTTGTCAAAAGAACTGAGAGATGGCATATCAAAGGTATCCCCCATATTAACAACAACATCAGGCCGGGTGTCTTTGATGTATTGCCCCAACCAATCAGCACGATTGTTGTTGTGTTTAGGGTGGGCATGGCAGTCGGGAACAACCAGAATATCTTTACTCATAGGTTGACCTCCAAGGGTTCTATGTTGTTGCAGAAATAATGCACTATTTGCATGGCTTCTTCCTCGGTCTCATACCAGAAGTTAACTTCCTCGATTTGCCCATCTTCTTCTAGTTTAACGACCAGCATGACCTCTTGTGATTCATCAATACCTTCCTCAAGCAAATCCTCTTCATCAAAGCTATCACGATAAAATGGGCCACCAATCACTCCCCAGATAAGAGTTCTACTCTGGTTTGCGTAGGTAGGCCCACTAACTATTACCCCAAGTCTCTCGGAAACCCCTTCAAGTTTTTTGCTTATCTTAAACAATAGTACTCCAAGTGATTTCCGAATACCCATGACAATCACTGCTCCATTAGTTCTTTGAGCCAATCTTGGTATTCACTGCGAGTAAGGAAGTACTCAATCATACGATATGCAGAAGACAAGTCACGGGCCTTGTTGTCTGGGGTCTCAAACTCATCAAAATTTTCCTGCCGCAAATTACCTACAATATTTTTTAGCGCACTAACTATGATGTAATCAACAAAGTCATAGTAGCCGTCCCCAAGAGTAGTCTTAAGGTTTTCCTCTACGGAGTTGTTAAGTTTATTCTTGAGTTCTTTTACATCCTCTCGTTGCATTTCGTAGAGAGTCTTGTAGACATCATTATTAAATTCGCTCATTTAGCCACTCCTGAGGTATAAGTTTATCTGCCCACTTGTATCCATTTTTCTCGCACCAATCGGCATAACTTGTGAGAGAACCTTTGTTGATCTTAGCGTTAGAGTTAGAGAAGACGAACCTTATGTCTAGGGTAGGGTGTTGTTGTTTAATGAGGAGGTGCTTCTTACGATCCTCAAGAACAAACCTACCTTTAGTCTCGATTATGATGCCATTGCTTAGGATTTTGAAGTCGGGAGTGTATGTTCTGACCTCATTCACTTCGTATCTCAGCTTTAGCTTCTCATACTCAAAAGCTACCCCTAAACCTTTTAGTTGGTCGGATACCTTTGTCTCAAGGCCAGACCTGTAACCATTTATCAGCCCACGGGAGGAGGCTCCCACAGTTCGTCGTCGTGTCGTCTTAGCCACAGCAACCTCGCGTTCTCTACTACCCTGTCCAAATTCCCATCATAGGCCCTTAAGACAGTCTCCCACATATCTTCTTCTGTGTTGCAGTTATCCAGAAGTTTCTCTGCCTTCTTTGGACCAATGCCGTAAAGACCAATGATGTTGTCAGCACGGTCTCCTGTAAGGATTTGAGTATAGAAGAACTTTATTCCTTCAAACGGGGTAACCTTGGTCCACTCATTCTTACCAAAGTTGAAGTGCCAACAAGGCAATTGGAGCATGTCTTTGTCGATAGAGGCCACAACACAATTATAGTCTAGTGCAGAAGCAGCCTTGGAGATCAGATCGTCAGCCTCTTCCCCATAACTCACGACAGCTTGATACCTCACAACCATGTGATCTCTGCATAAATTGAGGTGAATAGGCTTGGTATTCTCCGCACGATTGCCCTTGTAAGGGGCTGACTTAGCAATGTCGTATCGGAAGTTTTCTTTCCCAGTTAAGTATGTGCTGTAGTCGCCAGACGATGCAAAAGGCATATCAACAGTCTTTTCAATGATGAATGACATAAGCTCATCGACTTTTGTCACAGCATCGTCTGGCGACTTATCTTGAGTAGCAAAGGCTGCACGATAAGCCACAATGTCTCCATCAATTAAGACCTTACCTTTGCTACCGTTAACCATCAGAAACGGAACCCCCAGAACTCGTTGCCTTTGTCTGTGGAGAAACCAACGTCGTCAACGTAACCGTAGCCTGCCCCTCGAACAACATCACCAAAGAACTGTGCAGCTGTGGTAAGATCACCCACGTCTTTTCGTGTGAATACTAGACTGCCATCATAACCATCTTCCTCAAGACTAAATTCGATCATCACAGAGATTTTCATCGTTATGCTACCTTAAACATTTCATCTGCCGCAAAGTCGTAGTCGCTGTTACCCTCGTAGGTCACATGCTCAAGGATACCAACATTCACAAGACGAAGACCAGCACCATCAGCATACATCTCGAACTGAACCATAGCACGAGAACCATTACCAATCAGACCGTCTTCTTCAAAAGACCACCAAGACTTATTCTCGACCCCGTTAGTCAGGTTAACAACCCCGACAGGACCACCGTAGTTGACCTCGACAGGACCCTTCTTGTTCTCAAAGGTCTTGATGTTGTCTGGTACAGGGCGCTTCAGTTTGATGTATTTACCGATACCGAAGGCTTCATTACCTTCAACTACACGATCATTCTTCAGAGGCTGAGGGTCCATACCTTCCGCCAGCAGCTTCTCAATCTGTTCCTCTGAGGTGAAGTAAGCGTTGACAACATACTGCCCACCCTTGTCATGAATAGACTTGGCTGCTTTCCCACCATCGGGATTACCCATGTCTGCGTTCTCAGGGAAAATCTTGGCATACTCAAGAACCATTTCCATCGTGTATTTAGCCATGTGTCGGGTTTCCTTTTTTTATCTGGTTGTATAATAGTATAAGTACTTTTTTCGGTGTCTTAGACACCCCAAAGATGATATTTCTACAGAGGGGTGCGCTATGTTTATGGGTGTTGCAGGAAAGACTCACTATCTCTAGTGAATTTCTCCATAGGTCTTACCGAACTGAACATCACACCCAAGCGGTACATTCAGCTTCACCTTCTCGTTGAGTTTGGTTGCAGCCTTGTGCATGATAGCTTTCACCTCTTCTTGTTGTCCATCTTCTACTAGAGCAATAACCTCATCATGGAATTGCCCAATAGTCTTGACGCCATTCTTACGACAGATAGCAACCCAAGTGTCAAAGCAGAAGACACCTGTCCCTTGGTTAAGAGTAGAGAACCTGTCCTTGTCGCTGCGCAGGGCATACCAAAACTTAGAGACGGGATTATACAGCCACATAGACCCAAACAACTCGCGTACACGCAGAGACTTCGCCACAGCCTCTACAGACCAGTTCCTAGACCAGAAGGCATCCAGCAGTGCCTTAGCCTCCTTAACACTCATACCTGTCTCACGGGCCAGCTTAGGCGCTCCTACGCCGTATGTGGCACTGTAGTTGACTACCTTGTAGTTCTTCCTGAGAGCCTTAAGGGAACGCTCACCTGAGTTGTGTTTGTCGATGTCGTTTTGGTCGATAACACCAGCGAACTTAGCAAGGTCGAGGTGAGGGTCGAAACCTTCCCTTGACATCTCCTCAACGTAGTCAGGGTCTAGGGGTTTCATGTAGTGTCGTTTGGTTGTGTCCTCTAGGCTAGTCATGTCAGCACCAGCCAGAACGTATCCATCCTCGCAAGTCAGCACACCACGGATCACGTCACCATAGGGTTTGTCTACGCCCGGAAGGTTTACCAGAGGTTTAGCATGTTTGAAACGCAGAGTATTAGTGAGACCCGCAATCTCAGCTTTCAAGTAACCATCGTCAGAGACACACTCAAGGAAACCCTTGAGGATACCAGCACGATGGGTAAGGACAGTGAGACCATCCAGCAGGTCTACAGCAGGGTCAATCTCACTAAGTTCTTTGACACTCTCACACAACTCACCCTCGCGCCTTACCTGCTCGATCTGACGCTCTTCCCCAGTCTTCTTGTCTCTGACGAATTTATAGGTCCGTGGTTTCCAACCTAAGCTATAAAGCCAATCCTTGACTTGATCTGATGAATTAGGGTTACCGCGTTCCTCACCTGTTTTAACAACAAAGGACAGTGTGCTGATCGGTTGCTTGTACTCTTTACACAGTTCTTCCCAGTTCCTACCGTAATGACCCAGAGAGCCATCCTTATTATACATGCTCTTAGGCTGTTTTGCTACGCGAGTAAGAATGTGCTTAGGCATAGCCTCTGCTAGTTGCTCTACCTTCTCTTCCTTCAGAACCATGATGTTGTCATATGCCTCTTGTGTCCTTGGCACATCTAATTTCCATCGTAGGGTCTCTTGCTCTCTTGCGCACTCCATCTTGAAGGTAAGGTAGTCGATCAGACGGTCCTTCTCTTGTTGGTCCTGATAGAGTTTGTTCAGCTTAAGCTCTATGTCCCTCCACAGACGACTGTTGATTTTAACGTCCTCATTGCACCTGTGAGCGTAGTCTTCTGGTGTCAGGCTGTCCCAGTCCTTAATCACAGGCTTAGGAACACCATACTCTACACCATAGCCTTCTAGACCATGCTTAGGGCGCTCGTGGTTAAGATACCAAGACAAGGCTAGAGTATCGACCAGACGGGCCTTTATCTTGATCCCTAGGACCTTTTCTACTGCTACTACGTCAAACCTGACAATATTATGCCCAACTAGAACTTCAGCCTCAGCGAAGAACTTACGCATTTCGTTGTAGTCATGTGTATGCTTAACCTCTTTGCCATCATGTGAATAGGACAAGACATGAACCTTGGTCAACACATCTAGGAGGCCATTAGTTTCAATATCAAAAACTATTGGTGTCATACTTTGGTTATACCTCCCTAAGAGTAAACGTCTCAGTATTAAAACGCATCATACCTGCGTTACCCTCCTCAGAACAAGGTCTATTCTTTTCGACCCTGATATACGTTGTGTTGCGTTCTTCTATTGTGGTAGCTTCTTTATCGCGTTGCAGGTCGATAATGACTGACGCACGTTGACCTACCATTTTACAGTACTTTATTTCGTTGTTGTCATTCGTGTGAGCGATAGTCACGATACCAACATTAAGTTCAGCAGCTAGTTTAGATAACCGAACAGATAGATCAGCAAGCATCTGTTCTTTACTGTCTTCTGATAGACCAGCAACAACGTCTTGGATAGGCTCAAAGAACACAAACTTGCAACCAGCGGCTTGACTAAAGAACCTGATCTGGTCGATTAGATCGTCAGCCCCTTGACCATCACTAAGATAGAACTGGTAGAACAACTCATCCTTGGTGATCTTCTTGATAGCTTCAATTACAAGGTCTTCTGCCTTCTTCTCGTCGATTAAGTCCCTTCTCGTAAGATTGTCCTGCAACTCATAGGACACTAGCCCAAGCAAGGTGCGTAGTTTAGTTTCCTCCAAGTGCCAGACTGCGATAGGTACCCCACGCTGCAACATATTATATTCAAGGTAACGCATCACCTCAGTCTTACCGATACCTGTAGGAGCCTTGATTACTGTGAAGTGACCCTGCATCAGCCCCATGATCTTGTCGTCTAGTGCTTGGATACCAGTAGGCACATATTGATGCTCAGGCGTATCACGATACAGAGATAAGAACTGGTCGGTAGTGTTCAGCACATTCTCAGGTGTATACTTCTTAGCGTTCCACCAAGCACTCTTGAACTCAGCCCCTGCGTTATTCTGTAGAAACTCGTTGGCATCCTTAAACTTACTATGATCTACACGATACACCTTGTTGGGGAACATCTTGGCGATCTTGTCAGCGATGGCATTACCAGCTTCATCTTTGTCAACAGATAGGATGATATTGTCAAAACTGTTCAGCCATTCGTGGCAGTTGTCCCAGAGCTTCTTAGAGGGGTTAGCAGAGGGCAGAGAGACAACTGGGTTGATGTAGGTACTCTTAAGCATTTGTGCCACTGAGAGAGCGTCTAATTCACCCTCAGTGATGGTCACCTTCTTGGCACAACCAGCAGTAAACAGGTTCATACCAAACAACTCGTCGCCTTTGAACCCATCCTTAGCAAAGAACTTCTTCTCAGATAGTGTCCTTACCTTCTTTCCTCCAGAGGGGTAAACGTATTCCTGTTGGTCGCCATATGTCAGGACACCATAATCTTCCATAGTCTTCTGGCTGATTGACCTTATAGCAGTGTGTTTACCTACACTAGTCACGATAGCTTTGGGGGTGTAAGACGATCTATTGTTGTCAACATAACTAGCCTCTACTGCAACACTATCCAAACTTGAGTATCTCCCTTTTCTGTCACATTTAAAACATCCATATGCGTTCTTCTCTTTGTCATAACTGAAAGCGTCTGACGACTCACAGAAAGGACAAGGCTGATGGGTCACATTCACCACAACAATTACAACTCCCCTAGGGTTCTATACTTACGTTTAAGACTTAAGTTCTATAAACTAGTTGTAGTTGATAGACTTACGATTCAAACTTAAGTAGAGGTTCTACTTGCTTATAAGTACTTTCTGTGAGTTCTTAGACATCACATATTGTTACAGAGTGTAACCCTCAGCTTCTCTAAGGCTGTAACTTCATGACGTGACACCCACTTCTGGTTAGTCTTCATCAGGTCAGCCACCATATCTTGTGTCATACCTTGGAGGTAACGAAACTTGATGATAGACCACTCTGTTGGGCTTAGTGTCGTTATTGCAACACTCAAGACGTATGCTTCATAGTCCTTCTCCTCGTATTTTGCTGCATGGTCTGGGGTATGTGCAGTGTTTTCTGTGAGGCTCTCAGTGTTGTTGAGCATTGCAGACATAAGATTCAAGAACGTATTACTAGCAACACCATCAAGGCTAGTCACTTCTGTGTTGTTAGCGATAGCGTGAGATACAGTCCTAGAGGCACCTGCAACAGGTATACTCACAGCCTTTACCTTGATGTTGATGTAGTCGTTCATAGCCCTTCTGGCGGCCCCTGAGTAGGTATCCTTATCGTTAACACCTATCGCCTTTAATTCATAACAAGCGACCAGACCCTCGCTAATCAAATCTTCATATTGGACCTTGCTCTTGTACCTTCCAGCCAGAGACTTGCACAATTTAAGGATAAAGGCATCACTGACTTCCTCCAACACATCATTCACTAAAGATGTCTCCTTCCAAATCGTCAGGCTCCTGCTCAAGATACTTTCCTCTGTCAAGAATAAGCTGGAAAGCATCGTCGAGATTAACTTCACACAGACCACAATACAAAATAAGTTTAAGGCCAAGTTCTTTTGTCAGCTTTTCTGCGTTATCATCAACATCAAAACTGTAAGTTGCACCCCCATCCTCATGCTCAATGATTTCTATCAATTCCATTTTGCCTATACCTGCGTTATTATTGTTTTCCATTGTAGGTTCCCCTTTTCCTGCCAAGTAACCTGCTTCATACGATTGACGCAACCATTCCTCTACCCTCCCACTAAGGGAAAAGAAACCCTCGTCTACCTTTGAGACAAGTTTATCAGTTTCATCCTCGTTTGATTGATAGAACCACTCACTAAAGCCCATCGTCATAGCCCCTCTTTTTTGGTCAGTGCAGCCCATGATACAGGATACAGCCCTGACATTACCCCACTGATCGCTTCTGCCACCACACGGCTCTCATATTGAGTGTCAGAGGCACACCTCAGCTTGCACATATTTGCGAAGGCATCGAGGCTACCAGACCAATAAAATTCAGTCATTGTCGATTGAGGCAGAACCATACGGGCTTGTTCGGGTGCTACTCCTAGATTTATCATCTTACCATACAACCAAGATACCTCCTTCATAACCTCATACTCTTGCTCACGATAGCCTGTACCCACACCGTGGTTCCATACAGATACACCATCGCTTCCCTGCTTCTTATCATCACTACGTCCGCGCCACACATCAGGCGTATAAAACTCAGGCTCATCATCAACATACCGACGACTAATCTCATTCCACCGCAGGTATTCATGCTTCACTAGTTGTCTAGCAACAAAGATTGGGGCTTTAACGTGAAATGATGCGAAGGCATGACCAAAGGGTGAGTAGTGTTCGTGAGTGGCAAGGTAGTGGATCAGCTTTACGTCTTTGCCTGACAGCACTTTTCCACAGAGGGCTTTCTCCCAATCACTTTTCTTACCGAAGCTAACCCTTGCCGCATTAACAACAGACAAGTCGCTCCCCATATGGTCGATTAAGGTAGCTTTTATTTGATTACTCATTTTCTTTCTCTTTCTCCTTGATTTGCAACCTCGTTCAGCGCCCCCAGCGCGGCCCGAATCGCGCCACCTCGTCAATCAGGTGGCGCAGTTCCGAGCGGTCGATCACGATCATGTCGGGGCGGGTCATGCGTCACCTGTGGCAAGTGGCGTGTTCTGCTGGGGGATCACCGCCCACCATTGCACGTCCCAGATAATCGGGCGCGAAAACGCAGGCTCACACATTCCTGAGAACCATTCGCCGCCGGTTTTTTTCATTGCTATCCCGCCTGCAACAAGAACCGGGACGCCTTTGGGCGCGCTGTCCGGCGGTAGCAATGCAAGCGACAGGTAATTCCTGCCGCCTCTCAACCGCGCCACCTCTGCGCGCAGGGCGTCACGCTCTGCCTCTGCGGCCTCTGCGCGGGTGATGGTGTCGGTGAGGCGCTCGGTCAAACTCTTGGCCTTGCCGATCCACACGCGGGCTTGGTCACGCTCGGCCTCGACATGGTTGAACAATGCGGCACTGAAATATTCATCGTGGCATTCGCTGTAAGGCGAGTTGGGGGCCTCATCGTAGGCAACGAAACCCTCATTCGCGCGTTTCCAGTCGATCCAAATCCTACGCGGTGGGGTCATTGCTTGCGCTCCCGTTCCTGAATATCACGCCAGACGGCTTCCCAGATGGCGCGGAGGTGTTCGCGGGGGTCAGTCATTGGCGATCTCCCGGCACGAGCGTTCTGGCGTGGGAAAACGTCAGCCAAGACTTTTCTGCGCGCCTTAGAATTTCGTCAGGCGTTTCGATCTTGGTATCTGCGCAGGCGTGCCCGTATCCCTCAAGATACGAGTTCTTTACTAGCCCGCACAGGCGCGCCACGTCCGCTCGCAATGAGGCAATAGCATCCGCTGCCGCCGCGCAGGTGCATCCGCTCTCCGCTGTCTTGACGCGGCATCGGTCGGCGCAGTCAGTTCCGAATGCGAGTTGGGATTGGAGTTGTGCATAGTCACTCACGGCAAAATCCTCTCAACGAATATGACAGCCCCGGCGCATGACGCGGCCAGAGCGATGATGGCGTCAGTCATGGGGCGCGGCCTCATAGGCGCGCTTCACATCATTCAGTTGCTGCTGGATGGCATCGCGGGCGTTGTCGAGCGCGGCTAGGCGCAAGAAAACCTCATGCCTGCGCCGGGTATGTCTTTCCGGGGGCAGGTAGCATCCGCCCGGTCCTGTAATGCCTTGGCGCAGTCTTCCGATAGAAACTAGCGCATGGGTTAGTCCATCGCGGACGCCCAACAGATGCGCGGCGCGTTCGTTCACGGCGCTCTCCATCGTGGCCGGTGTGGCCTGTGAGGGGTGGTTATTAAAACACTGGGTCATAGATTTCTCCTCTAGCTTGTGCTTCTTTCAACCTGTTAATCTCCCTCTCCACAGAAGTGAAGTCATAATCTTCGGTATCATTCCAGTAGGCATCGTCGTATTCCCGCTGTAGGGTTCGCAGGAGAGGGACAACAGGGACTAGGTATTGGCTATAGTCATATTTCATTAGGTTCTCACGTTCTTGTATCTGTCGGGTTACATTGCGTCTGGTTAACGTGCTTTCCGCTGGTACTCAGGTGATACTAACCACTTTGTCAGCAAAAAAGCTTTTCCACTGCTTGCTGGAGATTTCATAGACTGGCACTTGGTTACGGGCCTTCATGGCTGCACCTTGCAACATGCCACGTTCAGAGCCTACGATCTTGCTGGAGGGCCGGAAGAGACCGTTGACTGTGCGCAGGCTACCGTCAGCCTTGAGGAAAGTCACGGTAGCGATCTTGGTGCCTTTACCAGCAACCATGCAACGAACCTGTTCTTGTGTCATGAGGTTATTCATAATTGTCTTCTCCTTTGGGCTTTGCCCTGTGTGTCATTTCCTAGTGGACGATTCTCTTACTCACTAAAGAGACCATACGCCACAAACTTATCGTAGTCAAGGGCAACAAGTTCTTCTGCGTGAGTATTATTAAGCTGTTTGGCCCTCATTTCAGCAGCGACCTTGCCATACCGTTTGCCTGTGTCTAGGCAATACACCTTAGCCTCTGTCTTTGAATTGTCACCTTTGGTCATGGCGATGATGTAGGTGTTACCCTCTTTCATTGTGTGATCCCTCCCCTGATATTAGACCAGCTACTCCATTGACCATCTACCTCTGCGATCTTGTATCCCTTGCTGAAGTAGGCATCTTTCACAAACTTCTCTGCGTCGGTCCTCATCAGGAAGGCACCTACGATGATGTTGACACCGTTATTCTCGAAGTAAACAACACTAAGCATCTTCTCGTTCTCCTGTGTTATGTTGGGTATATTCACTATGTCTATCACGCAACGGGTGAGCCTGCAACACAAACTACACTAAAGGTTTCAAGATCATCCCCGAAAGTGTCTACTACCCAATCAAGCACTACCTTGTACTCCGCTGTGGCCCTTGGACAATCCGCCCAGACCCATGTGCAAGGGATGTTGTCTACCCTGACCCTTTGCTCATCCCCTGTGCTTAAGCATACTATGATGTCTGCTGAGACTGTCAATCTTGTGGTCGTCATAGTTTAGCCCCAATAAGGTCAGCCCCACTAAGATCAGCCCCAGTAAGGTTAGCCCCTCTAAGGTTAGCCCCTCTAAGATCAGCCCCAGTAAGGTCAGCCCCTCTAAGATCAGCCCCTCTAAGGTTAGCCCCAGTAAGGTTAGCCCCATTAAGGTTAGCCTCGCTAAGGTTAGCCCATCTAAGGTCAGCCCGTCTAAGGTCAGCCTCGCTAAGGTCAGCCCCATTAAGGTTAGCCCCAGTAAGATCAGCCCCTCTAAGATCAGCCCCAGTAAGGTCAGCCCCTCTAAGATCAGCCCCTCTAAGATCAGCCCCTCTAAGATCAGCCCCAGTAAGGTTAGCCCCTCTAAGATCAGCCCCAGTAAGGTCAGCCCCACTAAGATCAGCCCCTCTAAGATCAGCCCCAGTAAGGTTAGCCCAGCTAAGGTTAGCCCATCTAAGGTCAGCCCGTCTAAGGTCAGCCTCGCTAAGGTTAGCCCCATTAAGGTTAGCCCCATAAAGGTCAGCCTCGCTAAGGTTAGCTTTTGGTTTAATCTCATACCCATTGGCAATCATGGTAGTTCTCCTGTCTTGTGTTTGTGTCAGTGATAAGATGTTTGCAGTGTCTTGGTGTCTTTGTCAACTAGGTGCGCACTTGCGTAACTATTAATACTCACATAAACACCAGACGTATAGTAACTCAGTTTGCGTCGGAATGGCTCTCCTATGATCCTCTCAGGGTAGGGTTTGACATAAGCACAGGCCCACCCACATTCCTCTACTACCTCATTGCCTATAAGCTGAAGCCACACGGTCTTTTCTGTTACCCTCACAACAATAAAGTGATCCACATTGGTCTGTTCATAGCCCCAAGTGCTACAGAAAATATCACCTATCTCTACTTTTACAGTCTTGATTTCCATCTGTGGGTATCCCCTTGTTTATCTCGTGGCTTTGTTAAACTTTGTAGGCAGTCGCAAGTTGGTGGTTAACCCATCTCGTCTGCCCTTTGTTCCTTCCCTTGTAGCAGTCAACCAATACCTTTGATGCGTATTGAGAATGACCAAGCAACTGGTATTCCAGTTCAACAACAATGTAATGGTTTCCAGCTTCATCCTTGAGTTTATCCCCTACGCTTAGGGCAGTCTCACTGGTGATGTTGTATTCTTTCATGATCTACCCACGCTCCCTGATAGCGTTTTGACGGATGGATTCGTATTCCATGTTTTCCACTAACACCACCATCTTCTCAAGGATGTCTTTAAAACTATCTTTCACTCGGTCCATGTCATGCTTGGCGTCAATCAGATACTCAAACAGGCTCTCGATGGTGACAGACATAGGCTCACCCCCTTGGGGAGCAACATGGTTTGCATTGATACCACGATCAATCTCGGTCTTGTAGTCACCCGCACGGTCCTCTGCTTGCTTTACATCCCACATGATGTCTTTGAGGTCTTCGATCAGATTTTCCATTAGACCCTCTCCCACTCTGTCTTGTTCATTTGGCCCTGCCACCCATGTCCTGTTGACGTGTCAAGAATATACACTGTTGCCAAAGGGCTGGGCCACTTACCCTCATTGTCGAACCACTCATTTAGGCGATAGTAAGTGCGCACACCCCTGTGGCCCCAGCTATCTTGTGTTACTTGTGTCTTGACCTCAGGTGTGTTTTCCATTGTAGGTTCCCCTTGGGTTGTTGGTTATTTAACAGATACGATCAGGCCATCTTTCATCACCACTTGAGCGAAGAACTCTCGGCCTATTCTAGTGATATGCGGACGGTTGGCAACAGTCAAGGTACCATTCTCTCTGTATTCAGGGCCAAACATGCTGGTCTCGATATACTTGAGGCGTTTGCCTACGTTTTCCTTCAGTTCTTTCTTCGAGGGATATACTGCGATCATGGTCATTGTGTTTCTCTCTCTACCAAGTGATTCTCTGTGTCTCTTGAGCTTTTATACCTATTCCTATCGTGGGGGTCAAGCGATAGTTTACCCTTATTTCCACTGTAGCCTTCGGCTCATAGCTTACCCCTGATTTCCACTGTAGCCTTCGGCTCATAGCTTACCCTTGATTTCCACTGTAGCCTTCGGCTTGTTCTCGCTTCGCTGCGAAGGGTATTCCCCTGATTTCCACTGTAGGGGGTAAGGCGATCCTGTGCCTCAAACCGACCCGATCACCGATGCTGCGGGTGCATTGCTGCGGCGCGGCGTTAGCGTAAACATATGATTCCTTGCATGTTAGCGTTAACATATGATTCCTTGCATGTTAGCGTAAACATCCTTGACTCGTGCTAGTGACATATGCCAGCGCGACCGGGTGTGATTCTCTATTGATAGGCTGATTCTGGCATAGGCCGATTCTAACGGCACAATTGCGAATCTTGCATGCCTGCTATGCACTAGACGCATATTGACTCTAGTATCAGATTCGCACTATAACGAATCAACAGGAACACAACAGACAAGGAATCAAGGTAATGACAACGACTCGCCCCTATGTAATGACGGTAAGAGAGGCACAAGAATCCGCGCGGATTTCGACTGGCAATACTAAAATGCCCGGAACAACTTTCGCGCAAGATTCTTTCGCCTGTAAAGTAGGTGACAAGCTTGCTAAGATCGAAGGTAGTGTTTGCAAGTCCTGCTATGCTAGGCGGATTCAGAATATTAGGCCTAGCGTGGATAAAGGTTGGAAAGCTAACCTTGAGAAAGCAAGACATTGGCTTTCGGTTAATCCGACTCAATGGGTAGACTCTTGCGTGTTTCAGATTAACCGTGCTGCAACTAAATCAGGCGAATCTTTCCATAGGTGGTTTGACTCTGGTGACTTGGACTCTATTGAGCAGCTTGCGGCGATATGTAAGGTCGCTGGAAAGACCCCTCACATTGCGCATTGGTTACCGACCAGAGAGGCAGGAACGGTTAAAAAGTATATTGCGCAAGGTGGATCAATTCCAGGTAATCTTGTTTTGAGAGTCTCGGCAACGATGATTGGTGATGCGCCTATTCGTGGCCATGCTAATACCTCAACAGTGCATGTTAAAGGTAAACCCCATACTGGCCACGCTTGCCCTGCACCTTCGCAAGGTAACTCATGCGGGACTGCTGCACTTGGAAACGAATGTAGAGCTTGCTGGGATCCTAGTGTGGGCAATGTGTCTTATGTTAAGCATTGACACCGACCTAGTTTTGCCAGTATAACGAATCAACGCAACAACGGAAGCAAGGAATCATCGCCATGAAACTCCACGACCCAGACTCTTACCAGATTGTCATCCTGTCGCGTTATATGTCACATGCCGCTGTCGACCTATACAATGCAGCGAGTCGGGGTGAATCAATCTCCTATGATTTGGCGCAAGTCAAAGCTCACCTATCTGAAGTAACTGGTCTAATCAATCAATTCAACGCAAACAAGGGGTCTTGATATGGTAACGTATTATGCAAAATATAGAATGAATGGGGAGTCACATATCGTTAAAGCTAGTAATCCTGATAAGTTACAGGAGCTTATATTTGGGCAAGCGTATGCGCCTAGTCACGAGTCTGTAACCTACTGGCAACAGGGAGTCGCATCATGATCGTTGTCAATGGGTATAAGATTAAATCAAAAGCTGACCTTAGAGGGGCTGATCTTAGAGGGGCTAACCTTAGAGGGGCTGATCTTAGAGGGGCTGATCTTAGCGAGGCTAACCTTAGCGAGGCTAACCTTAGTTGGGCTGACCTTAGAGGGGCTGATCTTAGAGGGGCTAACCTTAGAGGGGCTGACCTTACTGGGGCTGATCTTAGCGAGGCTAACCTTAGCGAGGCTGACCTTAGTGGGGCTGATCTTATTGAGGCTGATCTTAGCGAGGCTAACCTTAGCGAGGCTAACCTTAGCGAGGCTAACCTTAGTTGGGCTAACCTTAGTGGGGCTAACCTTAGTGGGGCTAAAAACCGTGATACGTGAATTTATTAGTTGCGTTGCCTTCGTCGTGGCGGTGTATCTTATGCTAGTGATCGTGCTAGCCCTATAAGGCCCCCTAGCACCATGACTCAAGCCTACCCGGTAGTATCCCTGCCCGGTAGGCTTTCGGCTGCCCAGCGTCATCCTATGGCTTGTGGTGTTGTGGTATAATAAAACCCCAATGGGGCAATGCCTTGGTAGTCAATCTGGCAATACAGAACCTGCTATGTTATAACATAACACTATTGCGAATCAGTATCGTAGGTGTAAGACCGCCCTGTAACCTATTGTCAACAAATACTTTTGTCCAAACCCAGGATCACACCAACCCGTTGCATAAATGCCACAACCCCCACACCACACCCCCTCGATCACGAATTGTTACAGACTGTAATTTCCACTTGACCTAAACGTGGGACCCCTATATTGTGGCGGTTTTGATTCGTGGGTTCGGGTTTACCACTGTAAATCCAAGACAAAAAATTACTTTTGCCCTTGTCAAGCACACATGATCCTAAAACAAAAAAAAGACTTAGGCTTTGACCTGCGACATATTGACACTGGGGGAGAGGAGAACCACTAGCTTCCCAGATAGCAATGTTACATAACCTCGGACAACAACCAAAACTGCACAAGGTTTTGCGTCATCAGTGACCAACATCAGTGACCAACATCAGTGGCAACATCAGCAAGATGGCCTTGAGTAACGTCTTTTAGTGGCTTCTGTAACATCTTGTAACAAAAAGTGATTAACTTTCTTTCCTTTATAAACAACAACTTGTAAAATAGTTGAGATTTGTGTGTCTAAGATCACTAAAAAAGTACTTATATACTTGTAAGGGGGTAGGGGGTTGTACTTAAGTTTAACACTTAGGATTAACCACTATCACTGATTAACACTGAATGAGTTTAGAAACTTAAGTGATAAACTTAAGTATGTACTTAAGAACAGACCAACCAAGACGAACACCTCCACATTGTTGTAAACAGGTATGGGGTCTTGCTGATGGCTATAACTTAAGTACAGACCAGAATGTGTTCTACCCACAGAAGTTGTTGTAGTGAGAGGTAGTAACCTGCGCTACCCACTTAAGAGTATAATAATAATTGTTGCCACTACCTTTAAGATGAGGACGTAAGAGTCGAATGCCGGAAAGTCTCCCATACAGCAAGTTGGTTGAGAAGCACATCTTGGAGTGTATCCAAGGGGGTGTTGGTATCCGTCAGATGATTGCCTCAATGCAGCACTTGCAGGGCGCTCCTAAATCTCTAAGCACTATGTATAAGATTTATGGCAACTACATCGAAAGTGAACGTGCCAAGATCAATGGTATGGTTGGCAAGAAGGTGATTGACCAAGCCCTAGAGGGTGACTTCAAGAGCCAAGAGTTGTTCCTTCGTAGCAAAGGTGGTTGGTCCCCAACTCATACAGTTAATGAAGTTGAGCAGGACGTTGACCCCGACATGGATGAGAGTGCAATCGACACTCTGCTTGGGCTACTAGGAATGGATGATGGTGTTGCAGACGAGAAAGATAACATCTGAGGTTCTCCGTTCATTACCTCCCGCTAAGGTTAAAGAGGTTCTGTCGGCACTAGGTCCAGTCAAAGTAGATGAACTCAAGCACACTTGGGACTTCTGGGCCAGAGACAACCAGTTAGAGCCTCAGGGTGACTGGAACACTTGGTTTGTGAACGCAGGAAGAGGCTTCGGTAAGACTAGGGCTGGCGTTGAGTGGGTAAGAGAGCAAGTTAAGCGTGGTGCTAAACGTATCGCTGCTGTTGCCTCTACTAACTCTGACATCGAGCGTGTGATGGTCAAGGGTGAGTCAGGGTTCTTGAGCGTCTGCTGGAAGGGTGACAAGACCCACAAGGGTAAGGTCATGGGCTTTCCTGAGTGGTCCCCTACCAAACGGACGTTGACATGGGAGAATGGCGCTCAAGTGCAGTTCTTCTCTGCTGAGGAACCTGAACGTCTTCGTGGCCCTCAGTTTGAGGTTGCTTGGGGAGATGAACTTGCAGCTTGGAATAAAGACGTAGACACTTGGGCTATGTTGCAGTTCTGTATGCGTCTCGGTAAGCATCCTCGTATTATGGTCACTACTACCCCTAAGCCAACTAAATTGGTCAGGCAAATACTTAAAGACCCTAAGACTGTAGTTACTACTGGGTCTACATTTGATAATGCAGCTAACTTGGCTGATACCTACCTTACGGCTGTCAAGACCCAATATGAGGGTACCAGACTAGGTAGACAAGAACTTTACGCAGAAGTCCTAGAAGAAGCACAAGGTGCGCTCTGGACTACTGACATGCTGGATAACTGTTCAGTTAAGCATGAAAACCTCCCTGACTTTACTAGGATTGTTGTAGCGATAGACCCTGCTGTTACCTCTAACGCTGAGAGTGACATGACAGGGATTATTGTTGCAGCTATTGATGTGAATGGTGTTGCTTATGTACTAGGCGACTACACTGATCGTCTATCCCCCCAAGGCTGGGCTTCAAAGGCTATCTCCCTATACAGACAGTATGGTGCAGACAGGATTGTAGCTGAGAGAAACCAAGGTGGAGATATGGTTCGTAGAACCCTAGAGGTAGAAGATGAAACAGTTCCAATCAAACTTGTACATGCCTCTCGCGGAAAGTATGCCCGTGCTGAACCAGTATCTGCTCTATATGAGCGTAATCTTGTCAAGCATGTAGCTAATCCCCCCGATGGTGCTACTCTTAATGAGCTTGAGACACAGATGAGAACTTATGAGCCTTTAGGGTCAATAGGCTCTCCCGACAGACTTGACGCCCTTGTGTGGGCCATAACCGATCTCTCCCTTAACGGCTACTCAAAGCCAAAACTTGCCCTTGTCTACAGCAACTCCAAGGGTCTTCTCAATAGATAACGCCAGTATTGGAAACCTTTGGTCATGGTAAAGAATCTCTCGGAGGCAGAAGCCAAGTCTATCTTGGGCGTTGCTGGTGATAACACCTACAATGGTCAGATCCGCGCAGATGAGTTCTTGCCTGAACTTCGTGGTAAGAAGGCTGTCCGTAAATACCGGGAAATGCGTGACAATGATTCCACCATTGGTGCTGTCATGTATGCAGTTGAGCAAATTCTTCGTGACGTAGAACTTGACGTAAAACCAGCCAATGATAGCGATGAAGCTAAACGTGAGGCTGAGTTCGTCAAGGAAGTCCTGCACGATATGGACCACACGCTTGATGACCACGTCTCTGAGGCACTGTCCTTCTTGTCGTATGGGTTTGCTTGGTTTGAGGTGGTCTACAAGCGTAGGGTAGGCCCCACGTCCCGTAGTGACAAGAAACGGTCAAAGTTTACTGACGGTCGTATTGGTGTCCGTAAGATTGCTTCTCGTGCGCCTTGGACCATTAACAAGTTTGATGTTGATCGTCAGACTGGGGATGTTCTTGGTATTCAGCAGTCTGTTGGTCTGATGAACGGTAGTAACAATATCCCAGTCAACAAGTCTCTCTACTATAAGACTACTAGCTTGAATGGTGACCCTTCTGGCCGTTCTATTCTTCGTAATGCTTATACGTCTTACGAGTATCTGAATAACCTACAAGCCATTGAGGCTATCGCTGTTGAACGTGAACTAGCTGGTATCCCTGTTGCTCGTATTCCCTCTGAGTATCTATCTGGGGATGCTTCCCAAGCACAAGCTGGGTTTGTCAATGGGCTGAAGCAAATCCTTCGTGACGTTAAGTTCAACGAACAAGGCTACATTATTCTACCGTCTGATACTTACCCAGACAAAGATGGTGCGCCAACTGCCATCCGCTTGGTTGATGTTGAATTGATGTCCTCTAATGGCAGTCGTAACATTGATATTGACCCTATCGTTCGTCGGTATCAGCATGATATTGCTCGTTCTGTACTTTCTGAGTTTCTTCTTCTTGGTTCTCAAGGTGGTTCCTACGCTTTGTCCAAGTCGAAGACAGACTTGTTCCTCCGTGCGCTTGAGTCATACATTCAAGCAATCGTAGATGTTCTCAACAAACAGTTGGTCGAACGTCTTTGGCAGTTGAACGGTCTGAACTACGACCTTATGCCTAGGGTTGTTGCTGGGGATGTTGCTCCACATGACCTTCGTGAACTATCGTCGTTCCTTAGAAATCTTAATGGCGCTAACATTGACGTTAGTAATCACCCAGAAGTTATCTCTGATCTTATGGGTATTGCTGAACTTGACTATAACCCTGACATTGGTCCTCCCACTCAGGAACTTCCACAACAAAGATAGCGCAGCAAGCTGCTAAAAGAAAGTGAATAATTATGGCTACTCTTGATAATAGGGTGTTTGACAACGGACTTACCGTTCTTGACACAGAAGCTGACCGTATCAACATCACCTCTGCGGAGGCAACCAGCTTTGCTAACGTGGCGGCTGTGACCTTGGGCAACTCTACTAGCCTGAGTATTGGTGCGCCACAAGATCGCTCTGGTGGTGGTCGTGAAGTTGTTGTTGCAGCTATCACAGATGGTTCAGTCACTAGCACTGGTACGGCTACCCACTACGCTATTGTTGACACTGTTAACTCGCGTCTGTTGGCTACTGGCTCTCTTACAGCTTCACAAGCAGTGACTTCTGGCAACACATTCACGTTGTCTTCTGTCGCTATTGGCATCCCAGACCCGGCGTAAGCCGTGTTGTATGATCCTGTCTAAGGCATAAATCATGACCAAACTAGTCAATCGCGCAAAGATGACTACTCTGACAGTCGGCACAGGGACAATGGTTCTTTTGTCTGCTGTGGCTGGCTATCAGTCGTTTACGGCGGCTGGCGTGGTTAACGGTGACATCGTCCGCTACGTCATCGAGGATGGCACAGCATGGGAGATCGGCACTGGCACGTTTACTACGGTTGGCTTGACGCTAACGCGGGTTGTGAGCGAGAGTTCCAACGCGGATGCTGCGCTGAACCTGACTGGATCGGCAGTCGTCTTTGTGTCTGCTGTGGCCGATGACTTTGCTCAAAACATCGACGGAGGCTCCGCAAGTTCGGTATTCCTCGCGGCGCAATCTATTGATGGGGGAACGGCATAATGGCTGACCAGATTCAACTTCGCCGTGACACGGCAGCTAACTGGACAAGCGCCAATCCTACGCTGGCATCCGGTGAGTTCGGGCTTGAGACTGACACCGACCAGTTCAAGGTTGGAGACGGCACGACTGCTTGGGCGTCTTTGGGTTACGGTGGTATCGAAGGCCCGCAAGGTATTCAGGGCATTCAAGGTATTCAGGGTGAGCCCGGTGAAGTCACGCTTGCTGGTGTCGAGACCCTGACCAACAAGACGCTGACCGATCCGGCGATCACCGGCACGATCCTTGAGGACGTGTTCACGATTACGGACGGTGCAGCCTTTGAGATCGACCCTAGCAATGGCTCTATCCAGCTTATTACGCTGGGAGCTTCCAGAACGCCCAAGGCCACCAACTTCGCCGCAGGTGAGGCCATCACGCTCATGGTGGACGATGGCACAGCCTACACACTGACATGGACGGACGCGACCTTTGGTGGTTCGGGTGTGGTTTGGAAAACTGACGCTGGGGTTGCCCCGACGCTGAACACTTCGGGATATACAGTCATCGCGCTTTGGAAGGTTTCTACGCAAGTCTACGGCGCTCGTGTGGGGGATGCGTAATGCTGGCCAAAAAGGTCATTGGGGCGACCGCTTCAGCTAAAGAGCAGTTTATTGCGGTTGCATTAGGGGCGTCACCTTTCGTCACCGCCTACCCATGGTCTGGTTCAGGCTTCGGAGTTAAGTTTGCTAACCCAGCTACACTTCCAGCAAGCGTCGGAGTTGGCGTATCTTTCTCCCCTGCGGGAGACGCTATCGCAGTTGCTCACGTCACTTCCCCATTCATCACAGCTTACCCGTGGTCTGCATCTGGCTTCGGAGTTAAGTTTGCTAACCCAGCTACGCTTCCTACAGGCACTGGCATTGGCGTATCTTTCTCCCCTGCGGGAGACGCTATCGCGACAGGTCACACCACCACTCCATTCATCACGGCTTACCCTTGGTCAGCGTCTGGCTTCGGAGTTAAGTTTGCTAACCCAGCTACGCTTCCTACAGGCAATGGCTGGGGCTTATCTTTCTCCCCCTCCGGAGATACTATCGCGGTAGCGCATGAAACTTCCCCATTCGTCTCAGCCTATCCTTGGTCAGCATCCGGCTTTGGGGTTAAGTTTGCCAATCCAGCTACGTTACCGACAGGCAGTGGCTATGGCGTAGCTTTCAGCCCTGCGGGAGACGCTATCGCGGTAGCGCATGAAACTTCCCCATTCGTCTCAGCCTATCCTTGGTCAGCATCCGGCTTTGGGGTTAAGTTTGCCAATCCAGCTACGCTTCCTACAGGCACTGGCATTGGCGTATCTTTCTCCCCTGCGGGAGACGCTATCGCAGTTGCTCACACCAATTCCCCGCGTGTCACCGCCTACCCTTGGTCAGCGTCTGGCTTCGGAGTTAAGTTTGCTGACCCAGCTACGCTTCCTACAGGCAATGGCCGTGGCGTATCTTTCTCCCCCTCCGGAGATACTATCGCAGTTGCTCATTTTACTTCCCCATTCATCACAGCTTACCCGTGGTCTGCATCTGGCTTCGGAGTTAAGTTTGCTAACCCAGCTACGCTTCCTACAGGCAATGGCTATGGCGTAGCCTTCACGGAGATATGAAAATGAACGATTACCACCGCGAGATACTAACCTCCGCCCTTGAAACCCGCCTCAAGGATGTCACTGAATATCAGGTCAACATTACAAACTTCAGCCTCGCCATTGAGCGCATTGGGGATGACCCTGAGTTGCAAGACTTTAAGGCAAACCTTCAGGGGCTTCTTGCCTCATCAATCCTTGAGCAACGCAAGTCGCAAATCATGCTGGATGTGATCCAGTCGCAGTTGGAGTAACCCATGCTCATCCTCGCCCCCAACGGAACTGCCGAGACTTATCCCTACTCAATCGGCCAGCTTCGGAAAGACAACCCGCAAGTCTCGTTCCCCAAGAACCCGACTGACGCACTGCTGGCGTCCTACAACGTCTACCCCGTTACGCACACGGAACGTCCTGCTTACGACAGCATTACGCAGAACCTGACCGAGGGCGCACCAACCCTCACAGCGGGCGTCTGGACGCAGATTTGGGCGGTCACTGAGGCAACGCCAGAGGAAGTCGCGCAACGCAAGGCCGATCAGCTTGCAAGCCTCAAGCAGCAGCGGGCCTACGCCTACACCCAAGAAGCTGATCCCCTGTTCTTCAAGGCTCAACGCGGTGAAATCTTGCTGACAGAGTGGGAAGCCAAGGTGGACGAAATTCGCAATCGCTACCCATATCCTGTGGAGTAACCCATGCTAGGCTTTTCCCCTCTCGCCTCTGCCCCGCTAGGTGATGATGGGGTTGAATCTGGTGTTGTTGTTGTAAACCTTACTAGCAACAATATTACGACAGGTAATCCTACTGTTGGTTCTTCTACGATAGTCCAACAACATGATCTATCTC